GGACAAACTCTTTATGAAGTTGTTAGGGATAATGGCTTTAAGCAATTAACACATGAACACTTTCATAAACGGATAGGGGTCAAATAATCAGCTTTTCATGCCGTACATTTCCCTAAAAATTCGCTGATCTACTATCTCTTGAATCTCGGTGAGGAGTTTCAATTTATCCGCTTCAAAAGTCTCTAAACTTTGGAATCTATCATCAGTATATAGTTTGTCCAGAGCTTCCAACGACATATCTGCCTGATTATACGAATTGTCAAGATCACCGGAAGCATAGGACTCTATTATGTCTATCCGAAGTCTGTAGTATGTGGTAGAAGCAATCCCATACCTTTTCATCAGCAGTCCTACGGATTTTCTATATCAATATCAAGTGGAATAGCCGTTCTGGAACCAAAAAACAAAGTAGCAAGCAAATCAATTATCCCACCAGGTCTTGTTAAGGGTGCTTCAATCGCTCTCCATGTTTTTTGAGCACCACCGGTTGTAACCTCATCCATCGAATTAATAGTTGCTTTTGTCATGTCGGTTACAGTTTGCTTTTTTATCTCACCGGCTTCCTTGCTTTCTTCTACCAGTTTCATAAACCCTAAAACCATTGGTGCAACTTTGTCGATAATCATAAATACGTTTAAAATACTTGCCAAAGACATGATTACTCTCCTTTCTTTTTTCCGGCAAGGTATCCTATACTCCCACCGGATATGGCTGAAAACATAGCCGTTATAGCCAGAATAGCAACTTCTTTAGCCGCCGAGTTCTGGCCGGTCAACTTAAACATTGCCAAACCTGTAATTATAGTAGCACACACAATCGCAAGCCCAGCTAAATATGCTGTCATTTTATCCATTATGCCCTTCTCCTTGTATTCGGATGACTCTGAATATGAAAATGCGGCCCCTCCCCCGAATCGTGAAATAAAGCTACTGTCATTTCAGGTCTTTTAGGGTCATACTCCCATACCATATTGATATAATTAGCGGCTCTGTCAGGACTTCTGAATGTCCATGATCTTAAATCAACCGCCCTGCATGGGATTGTACCGTGAATTCCCTTATCACTGGCACGATGCCCACAAGTAAACACAACCCGTTCAGGATATTCATCAATGAGCCACATCAGAATATCAATTAGAGTCTCATCGTATTCAACCATTAGCAGGCTTGCTAAGACTGATTTATCTTTTACGCTGATCATTATGAAACCGTCCTCACTAAGAGATAAAGTCCACAGGATACAAGGGTTAAAGATAGACTACCCACCCACCACCAAACCCGTTTGATTGACTGTTTATTAAGAGCGACCGTTGTAATCAATCCGTTCCTTGTTAAAACTTCTGTCACATCTTTTTGCATGTGCTCTACATTATTTGCGATAACCGCTATATCTGCGTCATAGCTTCTGCGTTCTTTTTCTGGCATAATTTTTGCCTCTTAATTTACTGTTGGGCCATTTGCATCATACACCGCTGCTGGCCCGGTAGCATCATAGACACACCCGATTGTTTCTGCCCCGATCTGTTCCGCCGAAATCTGAAAGGTATTACCACACACGATCTCAACCTGACCTACCGTACAAGTATCACAAATAGTTGAAGTGATGGTTTCATTTGCTGTAATCTCATAAGCGGTGTTTGGATCACCATCAAAGTCAGGTAAAGTTATTCTGGCGGTATCGTCATCTATTCTTGTAACGGTAGTGACAGCCAATTCAGCTTTTACAACCGCATCCCATCCAGCTGCTTCCGCTTGGGCACTATCCAAACCGTCTATAAGATCTTGTCGTATAGCGTCAAATGCTTCACCGGCTGCTGGCCATTCTTCACCTTCCAGTTCAAGATCAATATATTTCCCGCCAGTTACAATCTCTGATTCCTTGCAACCACCTGGAATAATCGTGCCGGAGGCTTCGCCTTCGCCTTCTTGTCGAAGTGGGTGAGGGTAGGTATAGGGCGTGTATGCTGGACGTTCAGTGTCGTTTATTAAATCAACCCCAACAGTAAGATGGTCTAACACATCTGGTGTAGATTCAGCACATGGATTGTTTATAAGCCAATCTATCTCAGTTTCATCCTCTGTATTGTTCCATTCATAGGACTTGTCTGTTGCTTGATTAGTTCCACGCCCCAACTGGTCAAGACAGGGATACCCAAGGGATATTACATATGTCTCAGTGTTTGCAAACTGACTATTACCAGAACAAGACGAACCCAACCCGGCAACCAGCGTTAATGTATCCGATGTGTTAGACTCTATCTTTGCCATGCAATCCGCAGCCGTAGCTGTTCCTTCAGACGTATTGTGAACATAATAATCAACATATGCGTTTACCTCCCATCCTGCTCCTGCATGAACCATAGAAGTAGCACCACCCGCCGTTGCCGTTCCGCTTGTACCTGTAGATCCAACTTCGTTCAGGTCGTATGGGTTTGACCCATCACATTTACCCCACGTAGTCGCAGACGAGCAAGACCGCCCACTTTGAGCAAATATTCGTTGCTTAAAATTACCGGTTATCCGATTATTATAGATAGTATGGGACCCGCCTTTTACATTGATCGGATCGCCCTGGGATGCGTTTTGCTGGTCAATATCATTCTCGTAAATCTCGGTGCTAAAAACAGACCTATATCCGCCCGTAAGATTGCCGTGGAATCCAACACCTCTCTCATAAAAATGATTATATCTAATAACAAACCTTGCTCCATTATATCCATCTATGACATCGTCACTGGATCTGGACCAATTAAAAGTGTTATCTTCAATATAAATAGCATTAGCATCACCCCATGTATGAGCAATACTCCATGATGTTGATCCGTTACCAATAGCAGAAATAGCCATTTCTCCGCCAATGCCAGTAGATGTAAAGGTATTATTGTCTATCAATCCATATAGTTCCCCCCCTGAATAAGTGAACAAGATTCCCCTGTCACCTATGTTTATAAATGCATTATGATGTATTCTATGATCAGCTCCAGTCCCGGTCCCAGTGAAATTCACAATACCGCTTGCGCTTGTATTGTTTCTGTCATCGCCATCAAATGTAAACCCTGTAAGTGTAACCGGATACCCGGATGCTACTAATATTTCTAAAGTTGGGTCTGTTAATGGTGTGGCACTCACTATTGTTACTAATCCGCTTCCGGCTCCCTGTATTAAAAGTCCTTTGGTAGTTAGATCAAGAGTTAGTTTACTATTCCATGTGCAAGGACTACCAGTGGCAGGTACAGTAACAGTATCACCATTACTCGCTAAATCAACTGCATCTTGTATGTCTGCCGCCGCACAAGATGCTGCTGCATGGGTGTCTGCCATAACTGTGTAGGGAAAAAGCAGACTGATCAATAATGTAAGTATTAAAATCAATTTTTTCATTAATCCTCCCAGTTACCTATATATATATTCAATATGTTAATTTAAATATATAAGAACCATCTGAATCCCCTGTCCAATCTCCTCCACATCCAACAGTATCGTTGTTATATGCTTGGTATGTTGCCGTGAGGTTCCCCTTTCCATCACATTCGTCTGCCGCACCTTTGTGCCATATTGTGGATATTCCTTCCAGCTCAGATATTTTTAGTAAAAGCCAATAGGGAGTTGTTGCTGTTACTGAAGCACTTATAGAACCAGTAAAAGAAATATCACTGGAGCTGGTTCCTATGTTTGAGCTTGAAAAGGCATCCGAACAAGTTATTTCTGATCCAGGTACTCCCCCATTGTCATTATGAATACAGGCTGTTAGAGTAGTTGTGGGTGAGCCATCACCTCGACTGAGATGTGCGGTAATTCCTGTTATTGTCACAGAAATAGACGGAATAAAGGTAACTGCTGCACAGGGTTTTGACCATGATGCAAAAACAAGAGCTCCTTCACTTACAGGTGCACATTCGATTGCTCCACCACCCCCATACCAACTCCCAATCACCATGCCAGCATAGGAATATGAGACAATCGAAACAATAAATAATAATATTAAAAGTAGTTTCTTCATTAGTCCACATCTCCTACATAATATCCAAGTATGGTCACGGTTACAAAACCCAAATCATCAGCAGAGGGATCAAATACAATGCATTCTCCGGTTGGTACGGTTCCTTCGTCAATGTCAGTTCCAGCCCCCGCCCCAATTGTGTAGGTGAAAACTCCGGTACTGTTTGTTGAAACCGTAATAGCTTCAATGGTTGTTTCGTCTGTCAGGTCTGTATATGGACAGGAAACAAGGGTAAAAGTAGCATCGTCAACATCAGACATTGCGTAGATAGTGTGTATTTCAAAAGACATGCCAGAGAAATTACACCAAATTGGTATGTCATCAGTTGCTTCCGCATCGTCAGGCTGAAGGATTGTAATGGAAATATTTTCGTCAACCGGCAAACCTTTTTGGAGTGAGTTCTGATACACCCTCAACCATCCGTCAGTATCAAGGCTGATCTGTCCTGTAGTATCAACATCAGGGTCATCAGAGTTTGGTATTTCCAGATCACCGCCGCCCATATCAATAGAACTCAAAGCAAGCGTGGTTGGAGTGCTGTAACCGCCTGTGAGATTGACAGCATTCCATCGGGCTGATTCATAAACGAAAAGAATGTAAACTATTTGCGTAGCTGATCCGGTGAAGTCCACTCCGGCATTGCCTTCAATGTTAGCGTTCTCGCTGACGGCATTGCCTTCAATGTTAGCGTTCTCGCTGAAGTCTATCACAGTTGACGCATCAGTAACGACAAAGATAAAGAAATCACCATCGGAAAACTCGCTATGGTCGTCTGTATCATCAAAGTCTGTAATCGTACCATTGGCGTTACTTTCATAAATATTATTCACTCCGGTTGCAGCGTTTGAAACATCAGGCGTGGCATCGGCGTTCACGGTTTCCTGAATCGTTGCGCCCATTGTGAATTTTTCATCTGGTTGCACAAAATCAGACACATCGGATAAGGCGGCATATAGGCCAGCTTCGTTATTAAGTTCACCCTCATTAGCGGTTATTTGATCTTGAGCGTTTGAAGATAGGGTGTTGATACGAAGAAATTCAGCATCAGTTACCGAGCCATCAGAACCATAAGTATCAGCCACTAAATTGACATTTTTATTAGTAGCTATCGCCCCACTTACAGTTCCATCAAGACCATTACCTGACTTATCAAACCATGTTGTATCTGTAATACCATCTTGTTCGAGCTGAAGGACACAGCCGATTTGGGTAAAGCTTGGATTATCTATTGTAAATGAAATACTATCCGAATAGTTAACTCCTCTCATATATATTGTTGGGGCTGCAGCTGATGCCCGATAAATACATGAATATGTACCATTTGCAGTAATGTCTGCTGTCCCAGAAATAAGTGTAAGATGAACACAATAGATTTGTAGCTTTTCATCTGACGTTAAATCTGTTACTGTCGCATCAAATGTAAGCCGATATAGTTTTCCAACTATAGTTATTGGCTTAATGTACACTCCCTCATAATTTTCATCCAGTACAACGGTTAGTTTAGAATCACCATCTGTCGAGCATGTAGTAGGAGTGCCGTATAAAGTCCACCCATCTTGTGGACTAACCGCAAGAAAATCATGTGAAGCTGGAAAATCGTTAATTAATGCCGTCTGACTCACACCGATATACTTATAAGGCACCGGTGCACCAGATGAGAAAGCTTTGACTTCAGTAGCAGATAAAACCAAATTACCTATTCGATGCTTCCATATATCGCCTAAAAATTCATTACCTCCGGCTGAATCTTGACCTATGTGTAAGTCACCGGCATTTGAAAGAGTTAAATTTGCTGTTGATATTGCTACTGTTCCGGCTAATTTACCATTTATGTAAGCCGTTGCGTTACCACTTCGATCAAAAGTAACCAGAATATTGGCTTTTACATAATCAGCAAAAACAGCTGTTCCGATGATTGCTGAAACATCTGTTGTATCATCATCAAGCCTTATATAAAGATCATCTTCATTGATATATAAGCCATAACCAATTCCAGCGGCTTCTTTGTTTATAAGATAATCTGTGGTTCTTGTAATATCATAAGGAGTAATGCAAATCTCAATATAAAAATCATCTATTCCGACATCTATATCAGAATCATCTCCAACAGTAATTACATCATCCACTCCATCAAACCAATAAGCAGGCCCTTTGCTTGCAAGATCAGGAATATTCTGAACATTTACAAGATAATTCCCTTGTCCATCAAGATCATCGGCAAGTTGAGGAGTTGTGTCATCGACTAAATCTAATGGTAAGTCAGAAACGAGACCCCTTGCCATGTCGTCAGAGTTGCTTGAATCCATATATAGAAGAACATCCGTGGTAGCTAATCCTGTGCCCTCTAAGTTTGTGGTGTTCTCATCAAAATCAACATGAATATCCGGTGTTGCGGTGTCCCCGTTGGCAACTCTAATTCCATCCCCTGCAGTTATGCCTGTTACATCACCTGAACCACCCGCCGGTGAGCCGACAGTTCCTTCATACCAATGAGTTCCGTTACAGACCAACACCCATCCACCATACCCTGCCGTAATTGTTTCATCTGAAGCATCACTGAGGTAAATATCCTGATTTCCAGTACTTTCAGCGTGTTCTAAAACGGCATTATTTGACGAGTTAATCACAGACACAAATAATCGTTGACCAGACACACCTCCTGTAAAACCGCCTATTGTTACGTTGTTGGAACCAGTGTTAATATATACGGTGTTTGCCGCACTTACATCCAGGTTATCAGTAGGCCCAGCAGTGGTGACAGTAATAGCACCAGAAACCACAGAGGTAAATGTCCCTGCCGCTGGTGTTGTATTACCTATAGCCCCAGGAGATGCCCAATTAACACCATCCAAAATGCCCCGTCCAATGATACCCATAGCCGTTGCGGGTATTAATAATATAATTATGAATATGGAAAGCCATTTTAATCTTTTCATGGTTGCTCCTTTAGTTCTGATTTCGTAATTTATCAGCCGTGTAGATGCTATATTTAAGAAGTTGATGATTAACCTGTTTTTTGGTAATGGCAACAGGAACACCTTCTGACATGCCCATTATTATTTGTGCAAGTTCGGGATCATATATTGCCCTTCGCATAAGCATTTCAATATCAGTTTTAGGACCCCTTCCAGCCATATCGTATATATTTCTTGCGATACTTCGTGAAGCACTATATTTCCATCCTGCTCCGGCTTGAATAAATCCTAATCTGGCAATAGATTCTACCAAGCTTTTAACCGGGCCTTTTGAACTCGTAGCAATTACCTCCTCTGCCGCGTATAAAAGTTTATGATAATCAGCCAATGCTTTGATTTTCTTAGGCTCGCTTTTATATAACACTTTAATTGCAGGCATGTATTCAGCCACAACTTGTTTTGCTTTTCTGATGTCTCTTATCGGAACTCCTAATGGATCTACATATTTACCCTTCATGGATTCTAAAAGAAAATCTTTAAATGAATCTCTTATGCCTTCTATGGCAGCTTTATTTCCCTTAATACCAGGCACGTTTAACAAATCTATCGCCACTTTTTGACTGTTTTTCTGAGCACCAGTAAAAACATTTTTTACAACCTTCTCCACATCACTATTTAATATCTTTGAAGCAATAGTTTTGTTAAAAACATTGATGTTTTTTACTGCCGTATCTGCAACATGCTGAGAAGACACAATATTTTTAAACTTATTGAATAAGCCATATTTTTGCAGAACAGCTTTATTTTTAGATAGCCATTGTCTTGCAGCCTCCGGCCTTAACATTCCTTCGGGAGTTAATCTTCCAGTTAAAAGGTCTTGAGCAGCATAATCTTCTATTAACTTTCCGGCTTTATTTTTTCCGACACCCCTTATCAAATCATCAGCAGCATCCATGCCTTTCTGTTTAAAGAATCTTGCGGGAATATCAGAAAAAGCAATCCTGTTTCCAGCAATTAAGTTCCCAGGTCGCAACACTTCATTAACCGTTCCTTTTCTAAATGTATCGTGGTGTTTGGTAAATGCCGTTTTGGCACTGTCGTATAGATCAATTATATGTTCATCCCCATGTTTTTCTAATTGATCCATAGATTCATCTATACCTTTTTTTATCATCTTCAATCTTCGCGACAGTTTATAATTTGGGTTTGCGCCCCTTTCAGCGTCCCGAATAGCTTCCCCAATCTGCGGCCTCCAATCATTCCATAGTTTTTCAAATGGGATCTCGTTTGGTGTTTTCTTGCCCTTTGGAAGTACAGTGTTTCTTATTTGTTTCATTATCCCGGAAGGCAATGTTCCAGATCCACCACCCTTTTTCTTATAATCCACAATAACATTTTTAAGTGTTTTTATTAATGATTGTGAGGGAACAGTTGTTTCAGGAATTAAATTATATAACGCATCAATATGCTTCTTGGATTTTGCCATTGGAAGTCTTAATTCGTTGAGAAGTGTTTCCCCAACTTCCTGAACACTTTTTCCCTGAAGTGAGGCTGCTTTTTCAGTTGCCGCCTTTACAGCAACTTCAGATTGTTTTAGAAGATTTTGTTCATATGCTTCTACCCCGGCCCTTGCTTGTGAAGCAGAACCTTTTTGTGATTGACCAAGAATAAGACTTTCTTTGTGATCTTTTAGAGTCTGACTGGCTTTTTTTATCACTTCCGTTTTATTCAAAGATGGTGAAAACTTTTTAATACGAGTAATAAAATCTTTTACCCCTGGTATTTTCATAGCAAGCCACCAAGCTCCCTTTGCTGTTCCGACTATTGCCGCAGGAATACCCTGACCGAGCATTTCATAAGTCGCACCTGTTTTTATATCTTTAATGCTGTGAATTGCCCTTTCCTTGCCACTTGGAATTTCAACCAAACCCAACCATTCATCCAATGCCCTTGCCGTACTTTTGGCTATTCCATACACCAAAGTACCACTAGCAAGCATCCCGACTGGTCCAGCAGTCGTGCCAACAGCACTGCCGATACCCATGCCTCCCATTTCAAGAGCAGGGGTATAGAAATTAGAAAGCACTTGTTTTTCCTGTGTTGATAATGAAAGACTTTCCGTTTCGACACCAATATCGGACAGTCCTGTAATATCGAAATTGGAAGCCGTTGTTAAATCAACGCCTCTTTTTGCTATTTCAGCCTTAACATCAAGGGATGTTGAAGGTCTCCGTCTTTTCATTTCAGCTTCTACTGTTCTTAAATCCATATCAACTCCCTGAACTCATATTTCGATATAAAGTCTTTAGTTCTTCATCTGACATGGTTGATAAATCCTGTGGTGATGTAGTCGATTCTGAAACACCCCTCAATGGAGAAGTGATAGGTTTTAAATATCTTTCTGGATCTAAGCCATAACCCATAAAATACCCTTTGTATTCTTTTAAACGATCATCATACCTCTGTTGTGTTATATTCATAAACTTACCCGCCATCCTATGTAGAGCCTCTCTGCCTTGCTGGTCTAACCTTCCACCTTTTGCAACTCTTGATACCGCTGCCCTTGCTCTGGCTACAAGAGATAAATCTTCTGCTGTACGAGCATATTCACTTTCTCTTACTACAGAATCAGGATCAGTTATTTTATTGAAAGTAGTTATAAGTGCCTGGTCAACAGCAACAAAGGTATTGGTTGTTTTAGATTCTTTCATAGCTTCTTCCATGACACTATATCGCTTTCTGATTTCACTATAATCCTTGACCTCTGGGAGTGTATTAAACTCTTTCCTTAAACTAGTTCCCTCTCTTTTCGCAGTTATTTCATTTTGACGAGCTATTTGTTTTGTATATGGGGACATTTCTTTTTGTTGTTCAATCCATTTTAATCTTCGATCAATATATTCAGAAGTACCCCTCATTTCAGGAACTTCTTTACCATAAATAGTTAATTCAAAATTTCTCATTTTTGTAGGAGTTTCCGTACCCGCTGCCTTTATATATTTCCCAGGGCTAGTTTCTATAAGTTTGACACCATCAACCGTAATTGCCTGCGGTCTTGGTTTTTGACCCCACCTATTGCCAGTATAAACATTCGTGACCTCACCAGGTTGTTGTACCCGTGGCCCTACAATTGGCTTTCTTCCTGCGGTTACGAATTTCTGTTTTTGAGTTTGTCCTTTTTGTTTTTGTTCATATGACCGTTGCTCAGTTTTCTCGGCAGCTTTTCGCTTAGTCTCAGCATCGACTATATCCATGTCCATCTTGTGCTTGAACTTCATCATAAACATCTGCTGAACCATCGGCAAAAGAGATTCAAACGGACTTCTTTCTTTTGGTAAATATATTGGTTGTGGCATAACTACCTCCTATTTCCCCCCAAGTGCCCCCATGCCAAGCATTCCTATCATTGACATCATATCAGATCCCGTTGTACTTCCTGGTTGCACTACAGGTTGTGAATATGTACCTCCCATCATTCCCGGCATTGCGGTGAATGGAAACTGATTGCCTTGTAACTGTGCCTGCCAGCCCTGCTGTTGAATTGGACTAACCATGTTCCATGCCTGTTGCCCCATCTGTGTTCCGGCTTTAGACCAGAAATCAGATTGAGCACCACCAAGCATACCACTTGCGCCCCCTCTTGCAGAACCAGCACCATAACCCAATGACTCGGTTAATTGCTTGCTGGCATCAATATAAGGCTCCCGAACTCCTGCCATAATGTTTTGATCCATTCCTTCATACCAGCCTTGTTGTGGCATCATGGATTGAGTAGAAGGAATTTGCCAAGGAGAAGTGCCTTGCTGCCCTGCTTGTGTCATCATATTAACCAAAGGCATTAGCTGTTGAAACACCTGTTGCTGTTCGGGAGATTGAGTATAGCTTACACTACCACCACCTTTGCACTCGGCTACCTCTCCGTCATATTCGTAAGAGTCCTCATAGATAGTCTCGCCTGTTGAAATATCAATCCTTACCTCATTGTAAATCTTCATTTCTTTGCTCCTTTGTTTACGCCTATACAATGTATTAACCCCGTGTTTTGCCAATCTATTCCTTTCTCATCAGCGTATTTCCTGAATAATCTGAACAACTTTTCATCAAGACAATCAGCTTCGTAAATGGTTGAACGATGTTGTTTCCCGAACTCTATAAACTGATCAATTAACATACTTACCGCCCTTGACGATTTCGACCAGCTATGAATAGCATCCAGTTGAACCTTACCAATATGAGGAAGACTCTTTCTATACCAATGTGCAAACGCTTTTGGAGAACCTTCATTCATAACTACATAAAATTCTGCAAGATCATACTCAAGACTGTGTTGTAAATGTGCGTTTTGAATCGACACCTCGAAAGCACTAATTAAGTTCTCGTATTTAATATGAATCTTCTTTAAATACTTTGCATAATCGTTTATTCTCGGTGCGATTACAGTCAACCAGTTCGGATTTGTTATTTTGAGTAGTTCCATTGTTTCCCCTCCTATATCCATCCAAGCGTATCAGCTTTGTCAAACGGTGAATCAAATGTGTAAACTATCTTCACAGACACACCGCAATCCGACATATAAATTACTCTATGAAGCCCCTTATGAACATTTGACGGTTCAAACCTGTACCGCCATTTCTCCCAACTACACGAAGATCTTAAAACTTCAGGATGACCATAAACAGTAACTTGATAACCACCATTTTTATAAACCGCAAGTGCAAGACTCTCTAATAACGCCTGAGTACAAAACTTAATTCCATCTATGTAATTCATCTCCTCCCCCTTACCAAGCCGTTACAGCCTGATCTATTGTTATTTGTAGCATGATCCCCAATAGCCATGCGTCTTCTGCATCCATTGTGTCGGCAGCATCATCAGCGTCACGATATACCTTAATATGAACCAAGTCTCCCAAAACCGGTGTGCCACCCACGGTTATAGCTGCCGTAGCTGCTGAAACATGAAGGTCAGCCTCTACCCCTGCCGTAATGGCATCAGTAACCGTAACAGCTGTTCCAAATGTCGCATCTATAGGATCATCATTGGACACCGCTACTGCTGATATACCCCATTGAACTACATCTGCTGCTGAACAGCCTGTTGCGGGTATGTAAAAGAACTTAGCCTTGATAGTACCAAGATCATAACCTTCGGGTAATGCCAAACTGATCGTTGCGTGTTCTTGAGTACCGGGATCAAAAGCCATATATTCAATCTGAATATCGTTTGTAGCTAATTCAACATTGGTAAGAGCAGCACACCCGTTTGTAGTCGTGGGCGTAAACTTGCGAACAGGAAGCCAAATGTTTTGAGGTTGCAAAACTTGAGCCTTCAGACTCGCTGCCGAAGAATCACTCCACCCGCTACATAAAGCCTCAAAGCAATCCTTTAGAAATCCAAGAGACTGTTCTATCTTGTCTATGTCGTCAGATATTTGATTCGCAACTGCCGGAACATCATCTGTGAATGCGTCCGCGATTTTAACCACCTCCCATATTTGGTGTTACTTTTTTAATCTTCAACCCCGCTGTTTTTATATAAGCAGGTCTTGGTATTATTTTTTTAATTGGAACTATATTTGCCCCTATAGGTTTTTCTTCCCATTCGGGAGGCAATCCCACTGTTACTGGTTTAGTAGGCCAAGCCGGTTGGATTGTTTCGTCAAGGTCATACTCGTCTAAAATTACTTCAATTAAATCCTTATCCGGTTCTGTTTCAGAATCAACAATGGTTTTTTTCTTCATTTCAAGGACTTGTTCTTTAGATGGATTTATAACAATCATTTCGTGTTTAGCTTCATCAAAATCAAGATGTGGATGGGGTCTTAACGATGGTTTGTCGCTATTACCAAAACAAGGATGATCAGGAGCTTGCCATACAGACAGAATCTCTTTAGTAACTTTATTCCTTAAAATAAATATCCAATGAACCTCACCGGATGAAGTTACATATCTTTGTTGGGCATAAATAGTATAAGCTCCCGTTTGAGCTTCTAATGCAATATGTGTAGTATATGATGTAAATCCGGTAACACCACTATCTGTTATAGCAGCTTTCCATTCTCCACCAGCGGCAACTGACATTTTAATCTGTGGATAAAAACCATATGTTCCACCGGGCAAGGTTTTTGAAACAAGATCATCATCAGCGGAATTTACACTTCCAGTTGATGTTTTTAATTTAGCCTGCGTTACATTTGCATCAGCTATCTTGGCTGTCTCAACCGCAGCATCAGTTAACTCATCAGTATCAACAGCGCCCTGCCGCATTTGGGCATTGCCAACGGCGTTGTCGGCTATCTTGCCTTGTGTTACTGCATCATCCTGTATAGCCGCCGTTGCTACTTTGTCTGTTCCAATTGCAAGGCTCGCTGCTGAAGCATTAGACCATCCTTCACAGATAGCTTCAAAGCAATCTTTGTGAAATTCAAGGTTCTCTTTTATATCCACCACATCAGAAGCTATACTATTGCCTAATGCGGGGATATTGGGATTATGTTGATCTGCGATTTGAACCACCTCCTATTATTTAGTAGCTATTTGCCTTGAACCTACTGTATCTACTTCATAGTGAAAATCTATCCCCACTACATAAATAACATCATCATATGTATCTGCACCGTCAGTGCCTTCTCTTTGAAGGGAACACAACAAAAAACTACTTACCCCTGCACCTGCACCTGATATTGTCGAGCTAAAGGAATTTAATTGATGTTTATCGGCATCTACCGGCGATGCTATTGTCTTGTTCACAGTAGTTTCAGCAGGAAAGTCGCTACCTATATCTGCCCATGAATGAGTAAAATGCCATATACTATTACCTGCACCAGTATCAGGATGTACTGTGTGAATGTGAAACTCTAAATTACTGTTTGCTTTATAGTCATGCTGCAACTGAACAGTAAAATAAAGTATGTTATCGGCAGCTTTGGCAAAGGCTAATACCCTGCCTCCCTTATAAGCTATCCAAGTAGGGTCACTGACTCCGGCAAACTTGGTTTGGCCTATGGTAACTTGCTGATCTTTCCATACTGTAGCAGTACCATTAAATTCTATTGTACCATCGTTTTCTATTCCACAATAATTAGTAGCATCTCCCACATTCAGCCCACCCGGAAATACTGGAAACTTTAAAAACTCGTACAACAAAAGTATCCAGTCGTGATGGGCGTTAATCCAATCACGAAGTTTTTGTGCATCTGCATCTTCCGGTGGAAGTTCAGGCGGTGGAGGTAAATTCATATATCACTTCCGGTTTTGTATTTAAAAACAATGTCGGTTACTCTAAATCTTTCATCCTTTAAGTCCGTACCCCATTTAATCTGATGGTATCTTGCGGTCTTATTGCAAGGAAGTACGGGTCTGGAATTATCATCACATGACACAGAACCTAACGATGTCCAGCTTTCGTCAATTAACTCCCCCATTGTGTCTCCGCTTCTGTGATACACATCTATTGAAAAACTTCCCGATCTGGCTATACCAAACCAGATTTCCTGCAAAAACTTCTTTTCAAATTCCTCTCCGAAATGCATGGCAGGTTCTATGCGATATCCGTCAAGGTTAGCACCGTCAATACCGTCACTGTCTCTGTTGTATAAATAACCGTTAGTATTGGCGTAAACAAGTCTCTGATACACGGAAGCATAGTAAGCCCAAGGATTAGCCTGCACTCCCGACCAATCTGCCGCCCCGCCACCGGCATCGGTTATTAAATCGTTCCATGTATAGTCTTCAACAAGCCGCCATTCATCAACATATCTCATGGACCTGTCTTCAACTCGCCATTGCCTTGTTTCTATGTTGTAATACAGTAAATGAGACGGAGAAGTGCTGGCATAAAGAGGAACTGTCCACACGATTTCTTTTGTCAAGGGAATAAACGTACCAACGATAAGATCATAATAGTCAGCACCTATTCCTTGGATTAAGTCCTCAATCGGGTCAGAGATAGACAGTCCACCATAGGGAAAGTTATTGCCGCCCCTGTATTCGCAAAATCCATAGTTTCGATTAAACAAATAGTGCCTGTCTCCCAAATTCACGATGCTGTGATGAGACTCACAACCTTGAGTCTGGACCATGGTGTGACATCTAAACGGTGCAGAATAATCAGGATAATACACAAGTTGCTGTATGGAGTTTTGACAGTATATATAACACCTATCATGCCCCATTATAGCCCCGCCAGTTATAGAATCGTCATTAGGAACATATAACTGATTAGTAGCGGGATAGTTCAAGTCCACAATTGCAGTCCCAGGCCATGACGTTGACCATCTTATTTCAATGTCACCATTTGCCTGATCGGAGTATAACCCCAACACTCTACGTTGAAATGGCACTACATATCTGAACTTATACTCGGTTCCAGAAGCTATCAATGGGGTTAAAGCAGCATCACCATGCTTCCACTTTTGGGGAGTGTGTTCTGCCCTGTCTGCGAACACCATGTAAGCCCCGACAGTACACATGGAATATATGTCAGTGTTGTCAGTAGCAAAGGTTGTAGTGCCAGCATCCTCTTTTACCACAGGGTCAAGACTTCCATCATAAATATAGCACTTTCCATTATCAAAAAAGATATGATCCCTTGTGCTGCCGGATACTAATTCGTACAAGCCAAGGCATTTAGTTGCCTGGGCAGTTGCAGAACCAGCCCACTTAACACAACCTTTGGTTTTGGTGCAGGCGTTTGCCTTGATTGTTATGTCGAAGTTTATACCTCCGACATCATGGGTCATGGCAATGTTTTCACTGATAAATCTGAATAACGATTCGTTATCTGCCATGACATCGGTCTTACGTCCCAAAACCGGCAATATCTTAAATGATTTTATCATGCCTGAAATACACTCCTTGCCTGATAGCCGCTTGTTGACCACTTGCGCTTGCCGTCACTTTTTATGGCTTTAGCCAGACCCTTTTCCCATAATCCTCGATAATGCCTCATGGCATCCCACTGATGAAGGGATGCAAATGATTCAGCAAGTGTAAAATAACAACACCGGAATCGTTCAATCTCCGGCAACCATGAAAAATCAGTGGGGGTTATGTCATCACCAGAGCGTTCATATTCCAATTCAATTACATCAGCCCCAGGTGTGGGCATAAGCCATAATTCAAGGTTCTTGATACATGCACACAAGATACCACTACTACCTGCATCCTCTTCCGGGTCAGGCCATAATGTGTCAAACACATGGGAACTAACGACCTTAATTTTTCTATTGTTAGTCTTATCCCTTATGTTGATATGCCCCCCATCGAAGTCAGGCGGGAGGGAATATCTGTAAACTCCCGCGGTTAATGTGGTAGTTACATAACGCCTTTTCCATGTAAATTGACGTATCTCCGCTAACTCCTGCTTTGCCATTTGAAGCCAATTCTTAACCTCTGTGTCAGTAGGCGTAGATGTGGCACCTAAAGTACCTCTCCGCAGCTTGCTCTCAACTTCAGTTACACAAGCGTCCTCATCGGCAAGTGTGCCAGCCGTATAAGCAACTGCACCAAACTCCGCCCATGCAGTATCAAGAGCAGCCGAGGCAACTGTTAAGCTCATGTTACCTCCCTATTTTTACCACCCAACTACAGTAATGTTTGTTTTCATGTTCGTGCCGGCACTTGTCCACTGGATGCTTTTGTGATCAGAAGCAATGGACGGGGCCATGCCTTCAATGACAAGGGACATCGCAGCGTGCATACTTTGATTACACACACAGCCGATAATAGCCTCTATGTAGTCTAAATCCATAGACCCGGCGGTTACGCTCAGTGGCGTACCGTCTGACTGTATGATTTCATAGTTTCTCCATGCTTTGTTGCCCATGGAAGCTCTAAATCTCTCAGTTAATGTTAATGCCATTTTGTTCCTCCAATAAATTGAATTTCGTTGAGCTTGTTTTGTTTATTTCGTTGTCAATGCTTGAATACAACAATGGGGAAATGTCTTGAATCATTAGTTGGTCGCACGTTTCACACGGTAGTCCTGTTAAGTCCCCCGTATCATGCTTCCGTTTTAATTCTCGATACTTCTCGCTCCTTAATATGTCTTCAATTGAGTTTTCGTATGTATCACCCAATATGATTTCGCCATTTGTAAGAAAACAGCATGGTATGACTTTACCGTCTGCCTGAATCTGAACCGGGCCCACCTTCGGTCTCCCACAGGTTTTTAACTTTCTTTTTCCGTTCCTGTAATTCTTTGCGCCTCCCCATGAATGAGGTTTCCAGATTTCAATATCGTCAACCTTGCCTTTCCAGAACTCTAAAATCTCTTCCGAATTTCCCCCATTCAAAGGCATTGCAGTTACATCTACCTTGCAGTCTTTTCGTTTTGTTAGAAAATTAGATACATTCACAATAAACTTGGTAAATTTCAATCCCTTGTGAACCTTTTCGTAATTACCGTATGTTCCATGCGCCGAGAATCTAATGTGAGTTAATCCTGCATCAATTAAGTCTTTTGTCATATCTCTATCTAATAGACTTCCGTTTGTGGTGATGAATGTCTCTAATCCCATCCTTGTGCAAAATGCTACCTTATCGGCAATGGTCGGATCTATTAAAGGTTCCCCGAATCCAAACGGTGCTATCAGTTTCGCTCCTAACTCATATGCCTGAACCACAAGGTCTGCGAAATGGCCATACCCCATTGTAACTTTAGGGCGGGTCATTTCGTCCCTCGGACACATAACGCATTTTGCGTTACAAAAATTCGTTGTCTCTATGCGAACCTCTTTGTTAATCAGTTTCATTTTTCTTCCAAAGATTCTCAGCTACCTCATGGTCAAATATAACTGATCTTCTTGCTGTCTCAGTTTTGTAAAAACCGTTTTTACTGTAAAACCCTTCTGCCATCTTATTACCGTCCAATACCCAAACTTCAGTCGTGTCGTCTATAAGGATGCTTCCTATGCCTTTCCTGTGATACTTCTGGTCAACATACACCATTGTTTCGTTACCTATTGTGACTATAAAACCAGGCACTTTAATGCCCTTGTGTCTTTTCCAGGTTTCCTCAAACCATTCCTGAGAGTATTTAGAACCAAGCTCTAATCCTAATTGTTCAAGCTCCGACACAACCCCCTCACGGTGTATTCTTGCTATTTCAGAGTTCAAAATATCTCCCCTCCGGATCTTTTTTAATCACCATCGTCAGACCCATATATCCTGCCGTGTAAGGCCATGTGAAACAGTCAAGGTCTGTACGTTTTTCTAATTCCTGTCTTAACTTATACACATCAGCACAGGCCGTTTCTGATAAGTATTCCTCATCAGGCGGCATGGTGTCGTGTAGGAATATCACCCCACCGGGAATTAGTTTCTCAAAGAAGAAGTCAAACTCCATCTTTGCGACTTCATACTTATGATCTGCGTCTATAAGGACAACCGCAGGAATGTCGTCAAATTCCTCAATAAAATCATGTGAGAACTTCTGAATAAATATATGGTCTTTAAAATAGACCTTGTTCTTTCTCGGTGACTTATCGCAACTGTATAATTTCACCCCGAACTTTTCAGCAGCCCTCGCAAGGTAAATTGTGGAAGCACCCGCACCAATCTCTACAATACAGTATGGCCGATAAAACAAAATAATGGGCACAAGACATTCAAGTATCGACCAGCCGTTTATCTTCTGAAATCTCAATGTCGGCTCATTTTCGTGTAAGTCAAAGTGCTTGAACCTGTCTCCTAATAATGGTATTTCAAGCTCAGTTCCATCAGGTCGAGTAACTATATTTGCCATTATGTTCTTTGACATATTGCCATTATCCTTGAAAGTTTACGTTCCGGGTAAAACACCCTATGAATATCCCTTACATCGAACCCAGACGCTCTCAGAACGCCGTAAAGGGTCGAAACAGTATAAGAGCATACATGACAGCTATTAAAGTCATCATGGTCTTTATCAAGCCAGTTAAACGCTTCTGCATCAGGAACCTCTACGAATAATTTGCCATGTGCCAGAAGAATCTTGTGCAATCCTGTTAAGAATGTTCTTGGATCTTCAATGTGTTCCAGAAGATGAACCAACGACACTAATTCAAACTTCGCATAGTCAGGTATGCCTTTTAAGCATTTAAGGCCAAGACTGTTTATAAATTCTAAGCTGTCATTATTCTCTTCCGTACACCACACGGCAGAACCTTCCTCTTTCATCCTGTAAGGGAACACCCCTATACCAGAACCAATGTCCAGCATTGTTTCAGGAACGCCCATGGTGTCGATCAACCATTTAACCCTTGTGTCGTTTTCGCTATCGGGAATTGCCATGATTCTGTCAAACGCTTCCTTGATAGTTTCTCCCCTGAAATCAGGATGTCTGTAACCATTCTCGTAAATCTTTTCCAGTTGACTTAAAGGATAATTGCGTTCTTGCTGCCACATCCCACACTGAAGACAATGTTTCCAGCATCGTTCTATCTTAGTTAAACCCACCCATTTTTCGTACTTGTCCGGCTTACAATAATCAGATGCCGGTATATATTTATTAGCACCACAAAGCACACATTTCATTTTACCGGCACCCCCAAAGGTCTTACCTGCCTCATAATATTGCGTCTGTCCACAGTCCTCATTCCCCCGACCTTGCCCTTCTTTCGTTGGTTCTTGTACTTTAATTCAAGTAAGCAATGCTCTATGTATGTCGTGCATTCAGAACAACACTGATAGTCGTTAATCGGATGAATTAAATCCGTGCCGCATTTGAGGCAAAACCCCGAACCTCTACGATCACCTAAAGTAACTATGACCTCTTTTCCGCTCATCGCTCATATCCAAATTTGTCTTTCATTATACCGAACTCACCGGGAAAAAATTCCCCATCAAACGAACTTGGAAAATCTTCAAACACGCTCTTTTCGTCATCGTCAGCGTTGGGATGGTGTCTCTTGCAATAGTCTCCTAATGCTACATTCCCAATACAGCCGCATACTGGGCATCTGGGCTGGGTTGCCATTGTTGACTCCTTTTTGTTTTTAAATAAATTTCAATTGCATCTTCTAACATAGCGGTCATATACATTTGTTTTCCGGTATGCTTGTTAATGCAAACTTCGTCTAAAAAATACCAATTGTCAGGATCAGGTATAGCTTTGTCAGAATCGTCTTTTGCCATAACCCCAAGAGTTCCACCCTCGGTACAGTTAAAGTAATGAAGATAAACAGGCTGATTGGTCTGACCCATCAGGGTACATTCAAGCCAAATCTTATACACCCATAAAGTGTGAGACATACCGACAATATCAAGCTCAAAATCATAGCGTTTTTTAGAACCAATAGGTTCTTCAATTCTGATGATTCGTTTCCGTTCTAATGAGAAACCAGCCCACCGTTTTGTTGACTTGCCCTCGTCTCTGCCGGTTCCGGTCACTTCAGCGTTACTCGAATAATCACCATCGGCATAATATCCATTGCGTTGTTTATCCACATCATCGTTAATCTCAAACGACAAGTCATTACCCACACCCATAAAAATAGTTGACTGTAACGCACCAGCCGCAATCATAAACGCACCGTTCAATACGTTCCCGCCCAACTCTATTTCATGGAGTCTCTTTCCTCGCTTTAAATGCTTTTCAACAACATCCCTGATTTCAGAGGATGGTGTGGTATAGAATACAATTCCTCTACCCTGCCTATCCCACTCCTTAATGACTTTCGGATGTGCATGAACACCCGTTATTAACTGGACACCCCTTGCTTCCTTTGGGATGTCTTTGTTTAACTGATCCATAACCACATCAGAAGCGTCCACCAATAAAACAAAATCAGGAATAATTCCTATCTCTAAAAGTGGTTTGAATTGATGGTTGGCAGCTATTGTAATAAAATCTCTTTCGGACCAGGGTTTTATACCGTCAGCATTAACGTATCTCTTTAGTACGTCTTTATTCTTGTTAAATGACACTCCCGACCCGATACCAATAACCGCCTTGTTTTTGCCAATTCCTAATAGGTTTCTTAATCTCTGGTGTTTTCGCCATGCCTGTTTATTCTTCTTGACGTTCTTGACCCATTCTTCCCTGAGATGTCCAAGAGTCATCTCATTGACGGTCTTGATAAATTCAAAGTTATTCTTTGAAATTACACCGTGAAGTTCTGTTCGTTTATCGTAAATTTCTGCGTCATTCATTTAGTTAAGGAGGGGAATTTCACCCCTCCAAGTATATGTTATTACTACGTTAGCTTGCTAAACATTCCATGCTGCCTCAGATTAGCTCCCTTCATTTCCATAGAAAATTCAGAGATAATCTGCCAATCATCGAAGTCGCCCTGTTTGCCGAGTTTCTCCATAATGGCCTTCCTGCCTCGTTTGGCTCTAAGTCTAACCTTAGAGGTATCAACCACAAAAGCGAGGTTGGTCGGTACGTTTGGCATTGGAATCAGGTCAATCTCAATGCCGGATTCGGTCAGGTATGACGTAATACGCCCCCCGCCCTTTCCTTCATTTACCCGTGTGCGAATACGATGCTTATCCCACCGGGTAAACTTGGCGGTCTGGTTAATATGACCGAAGAAACTCAAATTTCTCCCGCCGTTCTCCCAGACAGAGGAAACCACAGTATTAACCGCACTCTCAGTTAAAGACCTGGTAGTATTGTCAATATGATTTCCACTGTACTGACCAAGAAATCCCAAACAACCGTCTATTAATCCAGCCATTGCGGTTGTTTTGGCAACATACACAGAATAGAGAGCAGCACGTTCACGATCTCGCTGGAGCTCTTTCAGCCGGAGCATAACCTGATGCCTATCCTCCCTGCCAATTGCATACATATCCGTTGATTTCATAGTGCCGGTAATCTGTACGTCCTGCCGAAGAATCGTGAATGCGTTAGACAACACAACCCTCGTCCTCGGTGTAGGTTCATTGGGAATGGAACCTTCATTTGCATACGCACCGAGTATATAAAAAACCTCACCGGCTCTCACAGAAGCGAACATGCTCATAAGAGCATTGCTGTGCCCTGCAGTAATAAGGCTCATGGTAATACTTGTTCCTGTACCACCGGCAGTAGGAGTTGAAGTCACAACCGCAAGGGTATGAACACTCGTTACAGAGTCAAAGTAATACAACACAGACCCTTGTTTTACCTGTTTGATTGCCTGTGACGGCTGAATACCGTCAATGCTTGTCGTTACGAATGAAGTCCATTCACTCGCAATAATAGAAATGGTTTTCAGCTTGCCGGTGCCTAAGTCCTCAGAAATCCACTCGATTGTAGTTCCACCGGACTCCGGCCCCCAACCAATCCTATTAATAAAAGGAGTGTCTGCAAGCGCAAGTAAGTCTAACGCTTCAGACACATCCCTTTTTTCTGTCCCGGTAACGACACCCCAAGGCACGTCACCAACTATATCTCGCTGGAATTGACCTCGGCCTTCTGTATGTCCAAAGGTCATTAACCATGCTGATGCTGTAGTCATTATTTATCTCCTATTTAGTAGGAGCGTTGCCCACACCAGCTATAACCACACATTCGGCTATCATTGCTTCCTCGTCCTCATTTGGAATATAGCCCTTCTTGATTTTCTCTCCTATTGCATCAAGAAATTTGCGCTCTGTTGATGTGTTTTCATCACCCTCACTAACTAAGTTAGCAGGTGCACGCTCCCCTGTTTCAACATGAGGGGGTTTTAAGTTGCCGCCCTTCATAGTTGTTATTGTTTCAGCCGATTGTTTAAGCAAGGTCTTATAGTACGACCTTAAAGTTGAAGTGTACTCATCTACAGGATTAAGCGAACCATTTTGAATTTTCATCACAAAGCCAGGATCTTTGAGTCTTTCCTCCCATACATCTTTAATAAGGTGATAATCCTCATCAGATTGAATCCTGTTCCATGCGGCATAGCTTGCTTCTTGAACCTTTCGAGCTTTTGCATCTCTTGAATCAAGAACCTTGCCTACGCTTCTTTCAATGGTTGTCTCAATGTCAATAGGACGGCTCTCTTGCGAATAATCGAACTCATCCTTTGGTGCTGCCTGAAGTTTCTCGATTTTGGCTTCTAAGTCTTTAGTGCGGTCACGCTCGTCACCTAATAATCGGGCCATGTTCCCTGCCTCATATCCAGCTTCGAGTTTTCCACTCAGACTTTTGGCATCTGTAACGCCAGCTTTTGTTAGTTCAGCCATCAAACCGTCAACGTCCACTTCCACTTTTACCTCATCCTTCTTTGTTGGTTCTTCCACATTCGGAAGTTCCACTCCTGATTCTACCATGTTGTTCCTCCCATCTTGCTCGACAATGTCTTACTCTGGTCGGCTAATGCTTGTTTAAATTTAGTCCTTCTGTTAATCCACCCTTGCGGATTACCTAAGAAGTCCAGTATTTGATTTATGTTATAGTACGTTTTCTGAACCACATCCTTTTCCGATTCGGTCAATTCCGTGTGCTTCTTTGAAAACATATCCTGTGCCATTTGACCTCGAATTAATAAAATCGCATCTGCCAAGAACTTCCATTCTTGAGTCTTTAACGCTCTTGTGTAATTCTGAGACTGCCGTGCAAAACTATCATTCTCGTTAAACAGCTTCTCAAATATAGTTACGAGGTTTCTCATTTACAAAACCTTTATCTTATCTCTAATTTCATAAATCTCAGTCCAATTTGCCCAAATTATATTATCAGGGCACATGATATAATCGTTTTCATACAATTCTAAATCTTCTTTTCTTCCATGCTCATATGCTTTTAATATCTCCCCAAGCATTTCATATGGAATTTTAGATTTATGTTTTTCTGCCATGTTATCCCCCTTTATTTAGCTATTGCCTTTATCGCTTCTAATGCCATGTCGTGTTCAAACCCCTGATCTGCAAGAGCACCAGCTTCCTGAAAATCCTTGTGGCTTGTCTGAATCTTGCCCTGAGTCTCGTATTGTTGTTTTTGCTGTTCTGCCATCATTTGCATTTTGGCGGCTTGCACTTGTTCCTGCTGCATCTGTTGTGGAGTTTTAAGCAAATACTCGGCTTCCCTTACATCACCTAATTCCATAAGGGTCTTGTTCCATTGATATTGATTTATCCATGGGTTGTCCTTCCACATTGCGGCTAACTGGAATAACCTTTCTAACCTTGCCTGCTTCCCAAGAGCAGGTTCCATTGATGTGTACCTTGCCGTAAAGTCATAGTCAGGATGAATATCTTCCCCGAAAATGTTACTGAACTGCGGTTGGTCTGAACTGCCATGCCTATACTCAAACCCGCTTGGAAGATGAAAAGTATTCAAAATCATCATGTACTTTAACAACGGACTCATGCCCAAAAAGTCACTTGACATCAGCATTAACTTGGCTCTGGCTTCTCCCATCTGCTGAATGGAATATACAACCCCGACCCTTTCCTGCCTTTGGGGAGTCTGCCCCATGTTGTAATCGTACATTCCAGTTAAGTCTTGGATAGTGTCCTTATAAAATGTTTCCTGTTCCACGAATAAGTTAGAGTGATAATCAGGTACAGATAGGGGAACAACGTCTGTTGGATCATCAACGGGTATAATCCCAAACGGTTTCCAGACCAACGCTTCCGGGTCAATGTCAGCGTTCACATTCACCATGAGCATTTGATTTATCTGCATCATCACGTTCTGGATTCTAAGGTTAGCTAAATTATTCACCTGTTCCTGAATACCCTTAGTAAGTTCTACCATTCCTAAATCCCAGTATAGTTCGGGATGCATGTAACACCCTATGTCAAAGAACGGTCTTACGCCGTATGTGTTCTTCTGAAGCGACAGGATGGTCTTGTAATTCCCGATATGAACGATGGCTTCTTCTTCCACGCCTTTGATTTGTATTCCTGTTCCCACAGTGTAAGGTTCGTCTTTAAGGATCATTTTGCCATAGGCTTCTATGATATCCACTTCAGGAGATTGAAGTGAACTCTCACTATCCTCTGTTTGAAAAGCTCCCTCTATTGATAACGACTTGACAAACATTTCCCTTGAATCGCTCGACTGGGCTGATGCCATGCCAATGCCTTTAATTCCAAGGTCGTTTATGTTTTTGTAAATCCCTTGATCTGCTTTGCGTTTAATTTCGTCAATGGTTCGCTTGTATATGCAAAAAACCTGTGGCATCTGCTGAATGTTTTTATATTCGGGATGGGGGAGAAACATCTTGTTATGCAGGATTTCAACATACGGTCCGTCATAAACCGTCTGCATGGTCTGGTCTAAGAAGTCCATAGTATCGTAACCCTGAAAGTTGCCTAACCTGTCAAACTTAGGCATGGGCAAGGCAATTCTTTTGGGAGTTATGCGTTCCTCATGCCGCCAGTACGCTTTCGCAATACCCTTCCCGAAAGTAAGCTGGTTAAAAAACCATTTCATCATAGTCAAATACGACCCGCCCTGCATGTCAATGTTGTTCAGAGATGTAAACTGATGGTTCAGTACGCCCTCAACCGCTTTTGCTCTCTCAATATCCACACCCTTTTTCGGCTTTACGGATATAATGTTCGAGGACTGATATAGCTGATCCATAAACCTTGACAAAATAGTGTAAATAATAGGAAGAATACGATTGAAGTTCTCGTTATACACAAGTGGATAATCAGCCGCATTTCGATAACCACGATAATACTCCAAGTTTTCGTCATGCTGAGTTCGATAGTACTGATTAGCATCCCAGTGAAATTTGTATCTTTCCATCAAGTGTTTAAATATACGGTCATCTCTCTTATTCATCAGTAACCTCTATTGATCCCCCTATTGTTTCCCTCTGAATGTCTTCAGGATCATACTTGACGTACATAATCTCCATGATTTTTGCTGGCTTTGAAGCCGTCTGAAACTCATGCATTTCCCCAGGGCGTGTAGTAAAAAACCCCTCTTCTTTTAATCGTGATATGCCCTTATCTGTTTTGATAAATAACTCCCCCTCAAGCACATGAAACAAATTATATTTTGAAGCATGTTTGTGCCATGAGCATCGTTGGTTCGGTACGAGGTTTAAGATACTGACCTCACATAAATCATTCCTGAATACGTTCAGTTTCTCTCCCCAACTTCCATGAGTTCGTTCCATTATCCCTTCCTTACGGGCAACAAAAAAAGGGCATTGAATAGATGGAGTAGCATCTACTCATGCCCCTTATTGTTTGCTTTCGCATCTCCGGGTAATTAAGCCGGATTAGCCCAAATTAGTTAATTAATTGTTTTACCATTTTCATTGATGACCGCTTAATTAAGTATAATTGGTGCATTAATTCGCTCTCAAAAACATCCATATCCCTTGAAGAAGATAGTTGCATAATCCGGTCATCAGAACTTAAAACTTCTCCATCAAGTTTTATAATTTTTGCTTCTATTTTTAAAATCATTTTAGTTAACGAATTTCCAACAATCCTTACTATACGTCTCGTTCTTATAGTTCGTTACTTCGTGTACTAATTTGCCAAGTAAATACTTTATGGTTTCGTGCTTTAAGATTGATCTCTTTTTCTTGCTCAACATTTTTAAGATTCTCGCAAATTCATTGGTATTTAAAATTCTATAATCATTAAATTCTTGTGGCAACCAGATACGGGAATCCCCCAGGTGAAATGTTGCGTTTGCGTTCTTTAGCACCTTGAAGTTCTTTGAAAATGCTACAAGGTTTGTTATTAAGGTCGTTTCGCTCCACGGTGTACCCATTACAATATTACCTAATCTCAAGATAGGATATAATTCTCTCCTGAACACAAAGCAATCATGCCCTGCATGTTCCCCGCCTATGAATGACCAAATTATCGGCAACAGGTAATCCTTGACCTGTTCTGGTAAAATCCTCTTGTTTATGCAAAACGAATCGTTTCCGTCTTCTATTAAAGCCTTAACCAACGAATAAAAATGAGGCATTAAGCCAATGTCTGCATTTGTCTGTATGAAATAGTCAGCATCGGAAGTCTCGTACAATCTTTCAAGCATTTCCTTGAATAACGGCAACTTTCTTGGTATCTTAAAATCCTGAATATCTAACGCCGACATTTCTAACGGCTTAGTCTTGATAAAGCCATCAGGAACCATATCTTCATCTTCAGGATAAAAACACGCAACTTGTTCCACATGAACTTCATCCTTAGAAAACTCCTTTGCCCGTTTCATAGATTCGTATGTTATGGGCTGTTGCCAGCTTAAATCTCGATCATCGGGCATATTAACCGGATTTACTAAGTGTGCTATTTTCATTCCTCTATCCCCTTAATAATATACGTTTGTGGCATGATTCTCCTTATACCAGGAATACGTTTTCTCAATCCCCTCTTTTAATGATGTTTTAGGATACCACCCCAAATGAGTTATAATTGCATCGTCCATTAGCTTTGATTGGATACCTGATGGTCTGTTCGCTGTGTAATAGTAATCATAGTCATCGTTGAGTATTATTTTGCCAATTATTCTTCTAAGAATATTTATTGAAATTTGTTTGCCACTCCCAACATTAACAACACCATCGTATAAATCTTCATATTCCCATGTTTCCATCAACCATACAGCACATTCAGCGAAATCATCAGAATAAAGAAACTCTCTAAACTGTGTTCCATCTCCCCATATTTTGATTGGTTCACCATTATGCTCAGAGAACTTCCTAATCAGCATCGGGATTACATGCCCGTTATCACCGAAGTTGTCATTAATCCCATATAGGTTGCATGGAATTGCCGTGATAAAGTTTTTTCCATGTTCTTTGTGTAATGCTCTTGCGTATTCAATTACTGCAATTTTCGCTATAGCGTAACTCCAATTTTCATCGGTCTTGCCAGTTCCAAGCTGTTCTTCCCTATACGGTTGTTCGCCGGCAACAGGATATATGCAGGATGATCCTAAGTTAAGTAGTTTTTTTGTCCCGAAAGTTGCAGCATGACCCAACACATGAATACCCATTCGTATATTATCAGACAACATCCGGCTTGGATATTTAATTGCTTTGGATATACCCCCCACAGTTCCCGCACAATGAAAAACATATTCGGGACATTCTTCTATAAAAAATTCTTCAACATCGTCAAATATCATTAAACTAAGTTCAGAGTGAGTACGAGTTATTAAGTTCTTATACCCCTTACGCTGCAACTCTCTGACTATTGCGCTGCCAACCAGGCCCGTATGGCCTGCTATATAAATCTTTGAGTCCTTTTGCATTTGCTATAACCCATTCCCCTTTATAATCTTTTAGGTTTTCTTTTATTTGATCAGCCCAATTATGAGCGAAAATAATTGCATAGTCGGGTTGATCTTCAATCAATCTACTATCTGGCACTACAGGAATATGAGCACCTGGTGTAAACTTCCCTATCTTTTTGTCTGATGTTTCTGTGATATATTCAATTACATGCTTTCCTGGCATATTATTTGAATTTAACAGCGTATTTCCCTTTGCCGGGGCTGATACCCCAACTACACGACCACGAGCGTTCATTGTCCAAAGCACAGCTACAAATTGACCAAGAAGTTGCCAAACATCCCTCCCAAATTCCTTCAATCTGTCAATATTATGATATTCCAACTCAGCTTCAAAATACTTATCAACAGCCGTTCTGAATTTATACACACCCTTTCGTGCCACATAATATCTCATGGTTCCACAATGGATAGGAAAATGCCTGACATCAAATATCTCCATGCCGTATTCTCGAAATAAACGAGATAACGGTTTGATGGATAAATAAGACAAGTGTTCGTGATACACCGTGTCAAACGCTAAGTCTTTAATCATATCCACAAAATAAGGTGCTTCCATGACAAATACACCGTCATGTGATAACAAGCAATCCAGGCACTCCATAAACCCGTGAAGGTCGTCTATATGAGCAAATACGTTTGTGGCGGTTACAACATCGACTTCACCGCCATAAACAAGTGCTTTCGTCACGGCATCCATATTGAAAAAGCTGTTTATGGTGTGCACCTTGGCTTTCTCGGCTATCTTCCAGACAGGCTCGATACCACACACCCTACAGTAAAAACCGTTAAGCAGCGTACCGTCATTGCTTCCTATGTCCACAACATAACCTGGTTTGAACTCCGCATCAATTGACCGTGCCATTGACTCAAAGTGTCTAACACCCCCTGGGTTTATCCCTGTCTCATACGGATACTCGTTATTGTAAAGTTCATCGGCCGGCACTACATAGCTCAGTTGAGATAATGAGCAGCTTGGGCAGTAAACTAAGGTGAGGGGAAACACCTTTTCACCGGCTTGCCCAAGCTGCTCTTTCGTAAGGAAATTATCCGATGGCGGATGATCTCCCAGGCTTAAATACTCGATTGTATCAGTATTACAGATTCGGCATTTCATTATGTTACCCATACATGCAGATGGCCTGTTGCCATCGTGGTTATAACAAACGAAGTGACAGATATTCCAGGATTGAACGGCCCAATCTGCCACGCAACCGCACCAAAATGCAGATTATCGTTCAACGGCTGAATTTTTGCGGTTAAAGTAATTCCGTTAATCGTTAGAACTAAGGTACTGTCATGCACAATATCACCGTTGTCATCTATCCATTGAACAAGACGCAGGGATTTTCCCACTCCTGTACTGTCATCCCACAACGTACCTGCGGCATCCGCATGAATAGGATTGCTTGTTGATATAATTGTCATTTAATTCTCCCTTTTAAAAAACCTACCCATTTTTCTTATTTTATCCCCAATTTCTGCGTTTGTGGTATTAAATAAACCCTGAATATCGTTTGTATATTTCTCATGGGTTCTTTTTAGGTTAAGATTAGACCTGCCAAATTCTGTAATAAAATCTTTGTATAGTTTCTCCGCAGAACTGTTTATGGTTTTAAATTCCTTCTCCGACAAAGTGTTTAGAGTGTTTAAAGCGATCTTAAACTTCGCAACAGTTTCCTCAAAGTCCATATAAATCGCTTTTATTTTCTTGTCACACTCATCGCAAATCTCATCGGTCTGAATAGAACCAATATCCTTGGTTTCAACCCTTCTGATGAATGTGCCGCAAACCTCACATCGAACATTTACGCCCATTAGTACCTCAACGATACCCTTAAAACTGCGTCCACAGCATCATCCCTGATTGCACGAAACTTTCCAACATCCGATTCACTACCCAAAGTCAGGTTTTGCCCGTTTGTCAGCATATGACCCTCAGTAGTCGTGGGATCGGTTCCGTCCAACCTGAACCTTACATTAGCATCCTCAACCGTGATAAACGCTCCGGTGCACGGCCCGTACATGGAATTTCTCAACTTGCTTACCGTTATGCCTATTGCGTCTGTGGATACCGTAATTTTCTCATAGTCCTGGGCTTCTCTCTCGGAATATACAAACATTATCCCTCCAAATGATAAACTTGTCTTTGTTTCTTAAACGACTGTAAGGGCCACCTGCCATGCCTGTGAGACCTTCTACCTACTTCTTGTGCGATGTATCTGACCGTAATCGGATAGTCCGACCATTTCGGGTCAGGCTTCCCTACACCGTCCTCACCCCTCTTCCAGTAATGGTTGTTTAAGTACTGTCTGAGGTATCTGCATCGTTCATAGATGAATATTCTTGGATGATCCTTGCCATTACCTTTAAAATACTCGTTGACAATTGAGATACCAACTGAAGGATCTCTGTTCTTTCCTGCGGAAGTAACAATTCCGTGTTGCCGAAAAGCGTTCCAAGCGTTGAATCCTCTCTGTACCGCATTGTATTGCGATTTAGCTGAGGGGTCTTGCCAGCGCCTAAACTTTCTTTTACTATGAGGCAATCCTTCAATAGCGTTGAAAATGTCTGCGAGTTCTCCAATTTCTTTACCCTCCCCTAATTCCTTGTCTAACTCATCGTAAAATGTTAAGTTTCCCCCCCTATCAATCCAGCCAAATACCGCGGCACACGGCTTGCTCGGATGCCAGTCAAACGCCATTACCCAATCAACTGCATGATTATCCGGCATGGGAGTGTCGTTTCTAAGCAAATGACCCGTAACCTTGGCAGGATTCCACTCAAAATCCTCAAAGTCGGGATGAACAAGGTCTCCCCAGGTCGGGTATCTGCCGTAAATCTGAACATCTATTTGTTTCTGGGTCTTACCCTTTGAAAATTCCTCAATAAACTTCTCCGTGATTGCCGGATTATCGTTCATGCAAGCGTTTATGACCGTTATATTTTCGTCATAAACAGAAGCATCAAGGATTTTCTCTTTCGTCCAGGTCGGACCCTGACCTTCCTGATACGGGGGAGTAAGACCGGCGTATATTCTCCCACCGCCTTTAGCATTTCTCAGTCCTCTCTTTAATTCGTCCCATACCCTTTCGTCACCTTCCTCGTCACAGGCTAATATATCGTGCTCCCCGCCTCTTTGAGCCTGCCAGCCTTGTTCAGATGTGACAAACCAGATTGCGGACTTATTCTTTAGAGCTACGGCCTTGTGTTCCCTTGAGTACCCCTTCTTTATCTCATCAGGCGGTAACATAGGCGGGATTTCAATCGACCCGACATTACCGTTTGAAGGCTCCGTAAACTGATCTATAAGACCGTTCTTATCTAACAACTCAACCCATGCTTTCTGAGTATCGTCAAGTTTAGTAAATATTACGGTTTGAGCACTTAACAGCTTTTCGAGAGCCACATCCTCAACATAATCAAATGACGGTACTAAAACCTTGATCTTAATAGGGGGTCTACCTATCTGTTTGGGATGAAGCCCCAACATCTGCAATGCAAGAGTGTTATAGACAAGTAAAGACTTTCCCGTTCCATTGCCGGCGATTATCCACACCTGCCATGCATCCCCCAACATATACTGCTGCTGCTGGCGATAATAAAAATAAGGCCAGGTTAATACGCTTAACCATCCTGCTGGCATGTCACCGTCTATCATGTATGCCTCCCGCAATAAAAAAGCCACACGGGTATATGCGGCCCCGCATGGCTTCATATTGCTTGTTCCGGCTGATCAGGCCGTTAGATTGTTACAATCTTGCTAAACGATCTCCTTCAATAAAAGATTTTTTGTTTGTTTGCCAATTTCACAACCATCACATTCTTCAAACTTCTGACTACCAGAATAGTCCAAACATAAATTACGCTCAATCTGCTTGTTGCATCCTAAACATTTAACCATTTCAACCTCTGGTTCCGGCAATTGTTTATAATCAACAATAAGTGGTTTTTTAAACCTTTCCTCGGTTATCCGAGTTTTAATAATTACATTGGCAAGTTTCTCAATCTGACATATTCCGTCAAGTTCTTTGCAATATGTGTCCAATGCAATCTTACCACTCCTGAAATCTCTCCTTAACCCCTGAACATCGTTAATCAACTCTACACTCATTTGTATTAAATCCATTTTCTAATTCCCCCTTTGCTTTTCTAATTCCCCTGAACATTTTTAATTGTAACCGTTTTAATTCTATTATTCCTTGCGGTATATCACGATACTGTATGCCAGTTTGCTTAGACAACATCATTTTTATATATGAATCAGACAACCCCCCAACAGCTTTCATATGTCGTCTTTTTTGGTAAACCTTCATACGATCAGGATTATTATTAGCCCACTCTTTTTTCCGCCCATACATACGTTTCCTATTCTTTCTTTCATATATAAGTGCCTTGTGTTTGTTGTTTTGAGAATATTTGCGTGACGATTCTGCGCGCTTATCTTTATTTTTTTCACGCCATTTTTTGTCAATCATCTTGCAATGTTCATTATTTTTTCTTCTATATTCTCTACTCATTTTCCTAAAATGCTCTATGTTTTTTTTACGATATTCCCTTACTTTTTTTCTTGATTCTTCTAAATTCTTTGAATAACGTTTTCTACTATAACTTCTAAGTTTTTCTCTATTTTTGTCTGCCCATTTATTATTCAGTATTCTTTTGCAAATAATACAATTCGCATTTAAACCAAATTTTCCTGTTTTTTGAAAATGAAATTTATACCACCAACTAATCTTCCCACAATTTCTACATTCCTTAGAAAAACCCACTACATCCCCTCCAATTCCTCTAAAATAGCCCCTAAAATTCAATTATTTCTGAACATTTTTTACACTTCATTGCAATGACTCGACCATCTTTAATTTCTTTTTTCATTGCTTTTATCTTATCCTCTGAAATTAAAAGATTTTCACACCCCTCTTTTGGGCATATATAAACAGCAATATATTTCCCCTCGTTTTCTGGGTCATCCACTATACATTTTCGTTGTACTTCCATTTATCCCCTCCAATTCGTTTAGATTGTGGTTATGCTGCTATATTATAATCCCAAACGCTGAATATGTTGCCCCAGTTCAAGTTCTTCTGTCAACTTCACTATGATCGCCGGGGTAAAAACCCTGTCCCCATGAAGCATTTTCGAGAATAGCGAATTGTCAATATCGCACTTACGGGCTAATATCTTTTTAGGAACATTGCGCTCCGCGATTCTTGCCCTGATCAAACTGCAAAGTTTTTCGTCTTTGTCAATCTTTTCCGTGTTAGTTGGGAAAAGTACCTCTAATATTTCACCCATCACATCCCCTCCAATTCTTCTAATATTCCGGGTAAATCACTCAATTTTACAGAATTAGCACCGTCACACTTAGCCTTCTCCGGATCAGAATGAACCTCCATGAAAATACCGTCCACCCCAACCGCTACAGCCGCCCTCGCCAAGACCGGAACATACTCGACCTCTCCCCCAACACCGGGCAACTGAACACTATGTGTAGCATCAAATATAACAGGCCAAAACTGTCTCATCTGAGACACACCCCTAAAATCCACAACAAGATTATTGTACCCGAAACAAGTACCCCTCTCAATTATCGTAACCCCTTTAGGATGACCCGCCATGTTCTGACCGTGCCGAACCTTCCCCACAGACCCGCCCATCTGCCACGGACTCATAAATTGACCTTTTTTTAAGTTCACCTCAAGACCACTACCCCCGGCAGCTAATAAAAGATCGGTCTGACGACATAAAAACGCAGGCACCTGAATAATGTCCAAAACGTCTTTAACCTTCTCAACCTGCTCTACAGTATGAACATCCGAAGTTACCCTTAAACCCATGTCCTTAATGTCAGATAGTACCCTTAACCCCTCCTCAAGACCAGGACCACGATAAGACTCTAATTCAGACCGGTTAGCCTTATCGTACGAAGCCTTAAATACCCAATCTAACCCGGAACAAATAGACTTTAGCTCCTCGGCTATCTCAAACACATAATCGTCAATTACACACGGGCCTAATATATATCTCATTTCCCCTCAATCAGGATAAGGATACATAAATTTAGCGCATTTATTATCCTTGTTAATCTCAGATGGTTCTTTTAAATATTCAACCCTATCAAGCCTATACCATGTCCCATGAAGAATCGTATTTCTCGGATGATTGCAAACCTTCTTGAAAATTCCCTTAGAATAAGTGCACTGCTTACAAAAACGCTTTTCCATTATTTCCCCCCCTTCTTGCCTACCTGCATGTCCTTGGAATAACCACCAACCCACTTCGGAACATCCTCGATAGTCTTAATGACCTTCTTGGGCCCGGATGTTAATGATTCATTCATTGACTTAGCTGACTCACTCAAATAAGGCTTGTGAGATTCAAACTTCTCTGGTTGCGCTTTTTTGACACCTTTCATTAGCTCGTTCTTGTAAAGCCGATTTAAATACTCCCCTATCGATAATTTCTTCCAGTAAGCAGAATCTTGAATATTCTTCCAATCTGACTCCTCAATATATACCGTAAATCGCTTCTTCATAATATACTTCCTTTGTGTAGGTTGTGTACTTTACATAATAGTAATACATTGTGTAGGTTATGTCAAATGGTAAATGCTCTGTAATGTGTAAGTCAGTATATAAATACATATAAGGGTACCCCCCCTTACCACCCCCCGGCCTCCATATATTAAAGGATTGTTATTTATTATAATCGTATATCCTCTTGATATGGTTGATAAACTCCTTAGTACTGAGCTTACTCTTCATGCTATTACACAAACGACAAGGTACAAGGTTGTCAATTACATAGCCCTTGCCTTGCACTACCTATCTACCCCATTATACATGAAGTCCTGAGTCTGATTGCAAGGCACACTACCACAGTAATGGCATGGCTTACGCATTAATACGTACATATCATAGACACTTACATTGAAGTCAAGGCCTTTACGGATAGCCCCCCTGTAAGTATGCACGATACACCACGTTATAACCTCTCGGATAGCTTGTAAATGCATGCTTATGTATTTTACCCTTAGTGCTAACTCTCTTAATCATGTTCATTATCAGTGCCTTGCAGTCTCTTGGACAGCATATCACCTATGGCCACCTGCACCTTCTCAATATGAGCTATATTTACGGTGGCTGGACGTGGTGCTGTGTCATCTGATAGCAACCCAGCGTGCTGTTTGGCCTGCTTGAAGACATCTTTAAATTCCTTGTATTTTCCAGGATTTGCGAGTACTTTTTTGAATATTTTACTCTCGATCTGTGCGAGTTTAGGTATATTTGAGGCGTTGATTGCCTTGTAGTGCTCAAGTATCTTGTCATGGATATGAGGCTTGCGAAGTAGTGAATATACGGTAGATAGGCTTGACGATTCTGAGTACCCTGCTTTTTTGGCTGCGGTTTTAATATCCTTTTCCGTAAACAAGTATTGGATGAGGTTTTGCTGTAGTGGTGTTAATTGGAGTGTTTTTTGTGGTGTTATGGCTGTATCGCTCATAGTGATATAGTGTTATTAGTAATTGTTACTATATATTTTACGGCGCATCCCGAAGATAATATCGCCATCACTGTATTTATAGTCATAGTCAAAGGCATCCGATTCGGGGCAGAATTAGCCCGGTCCTGCAATGCTTGTGGTTTCTCTTTGGTTGGTTGTTGGGTCATTGTCACACCGGGCGTTAAATGGTTAAATATTAACTGATCCGATATCTTGTATCCACTACATACCATGGGCACAATAGGGCTGTCAAGAATTATTTTGTGGTACGTTTGTGTATCGGATTGATTGATGATACGTTTATGTCTTACTTGTAGTTATTTTAATGACTTGCACAATATTTTATTTTTAACATATTGTGCAGTTGTAATGATTTCAATGTTTTATCGGTTGTTGTATCCGTGTGCTACCCGTTGTTGAGAATTTTTGAGACACCACGTTTTTGATACATATTTTAGATAGTTTACATTTTGATTATATTTTTTATATCCTGTTATGTCAAGCGTTTATCTACTTATTTGATTTATTTTTATGCTTTGGCATAGACATTGCTT